TGCCGCAAATGCTGAACAAGTATATGTTGCAGATGGAATATTTGGACCACAAACAGATAGTGATGTAGATTTAGGTACTACTGGTGTTCGTTGGAAAGACGCTTATATAGATTCAATTACAACAACTGGTAATACAACTATTGGTGGAAACTTAACAGTAACGGGAGATTATACTGTTAATGGTGATACAACAACAGTCAATACTGCAACATTGTCCGTAGAGGATCCGTTAATGATATTGGCGTCTGGTAATGATTCTGCTGATACGGTTGATATTGGTTTATATGGATTGTATGATACATCTGGTTCGCAAGACTTATATGGCGGATTATTTAGAGATGCTTCTGATTCTGGTAAGTGGAAATTATTTAAAGATAATCAAGCAGCTCCTACTACAACAGTTAATACATCTGGTACAGGATATGCGGTTGGTACATTAGTTGCTAGTATTGAGGGCGCTGTTACAGGAAATGCCGACACAGCAACTGCATTAGCAAGTGGTAGAACAATTGCCTCAACAGGTGATGTTGTTTGGACTTCAGCGAGTTTTGATGGCTCTGGAAATGTTACAGGAACGGCTGCGATTGGTACAGGAGTAATTGTCAATGCAGATATTAATTCGAGCGCTGCAATCGCATTTAGTAAGATGGCAGACTTAACTGCTTCAAGATTATTAGTATCTGATGGTAGTGGAGATGTATCAGTAAGTGCCGTAACCTCAACAGAAGCAGGGTATCTTGACGGCGTTACAAGTGCAATTCAGACACAAATGGATACAAAAGCAACAAAAGCATTTTCTATTGCACAAGCGGTCGCATTGGGATAATAGATAAATAGTAGGACAAGGAAAATACAAAAATGGCAATTCCAAATTCAAGAAGTACATTAAAAGAATATTGTTTGCGAAATCTAGGCAAGCCTGTTATTGATATTAATGTTGATGATGACCAGGTAGAAGATAGAATAGACGAAGCGTTGCAGTATTTTTCTCAATATCACTATGATGGTATTGAAAGAATGTATTTGAAATATAAAGTTACTGCTGATGATGTGACTCGTATGAGAGCAAATATAAGTGATTTTACTGCTACAGATAAGGGTACTATTCAGGATAATATAGAATTAGAAGAAGGTACATCAACAACAGGAGACACGACAGGTGATTTATTATTAGAAACTGAATTTAAAGTTTTAGATGAAACATCAACAGGCGCAACAACAACTTGGACAGAAGCAGAAAATTATTTGGTTGTTCCTAGTTCCATTATTAGTGTTATTAATGTCTTTCCTTTTTCAGATAGATCCAATTTAAATATGTTTGATGTAAAATATCAATTGCGATTAAATGATTTGTATGATTTTTCATCAACTAGTATTGTCCACTATGAAATGACAATGAAGCATTTGGATTTTCTTGACCACATATTAGTGGGAGAGAAACCATACCGATTTAACCAACATATGAATAGATTGTATATTGATATGGATTGGGAAGTAGCGGTGAGTGCTGATGAATATATGATTATTGAATGTTATCGAAAATTAGACCCAACAACATTTACAGATATTTTTGATGACCTTTATTTAAAACGATATACAACTGCATTGATTAAAAGACAATGGGGTCAGAACTTATCTAAATTTTCAGGCACAACAATGCTTGGTGGGGTTCAACTTGATGGGAAAGAATTATTTTCAACTGCATTAGCAGACCAACAAAAATTAGAAGAAGAAATAAGAACAACCTACGAAACTCCTGTACATATGCAACAAGGATAATTAAATGCCAACAAATGTTTATTTTGATACTGGCACAACTTCAGAGCAACGATTATACGAAGATTTAATAATTGAACAGTTGAAGATTTATGGCCAAGATGTTTACTATTTACCAAGAAAATTAGCGAACAAGGATACTGTCTTTGGAGAGGATCCTGCTTCGTCTTTTGACGATTCGTATATTATCGAAATGTATGTAGATAAAACTGATGGTTATATGGGCGACCAGGAAATCATTAAACGATTTGGTTTAGAATTAAGAGATGATATTACATTTGTGGTATCGAAAGCAAGATGGGAGACTTTAATTTCCAACAATACAGATTTACAAACAAGTGAACGACCTAATGAAGGTGATTTGGTTTACTTCCCAACTACAAAAGCATTCTTTGAGATTCAATTTGTAGAACACGAACAACCATTTTATCAACAAAGTGCATTACCTGTTTATAAATTATCTTGTACTAAATGGGAGTATGCTTCAGAAAGAGTTGATACTGGTATTACTGATATTGATACAGTAGAGGATAGTTTATCTACTGATACAATGAATTGGCAATTTACTTTAGAAGCAGAAACTGGTTCAATAGTTATTGAAAGTGATATTGATGAAATTAGTTATCTTATTAATGAGGACTTTACAATGGCAACTCAACAGCCTGTGGATCAAGGAAAGATATTTGAAGATAGAGCAGGAACAACACCTGGTTCTTCTTATGATGATATACTGGACTTTAGTGAAAGAAATCCATTTGGGGAGGTTGATAGTTACTAATGTTTGGACAACACTTTTACAATAAACATATTAGAAATACTGTAATCGCATTTGGTACAGTATTTAATAATGTTAATATTAAGCGTTTGGATTCTAGCGGGAATCCTTTGCAGAATATTAGAGTGCCTTTGGCGTATGCGCCAAAGGAAAAAATGTTAGTTCGATTAGAACAACAAACAGATTTAAGGGGCGATGATTCAAAAGTGGCGATTACTCTACCTCGAATGTCATTTGATATATCAACCTTTGCTTATGACCCTACTAGAAAGTTAAATAAGAATTTAAAATTTGGAAAAGTGAAAGCAAGTGGCGATACAGAAAAATTGAATACACAATATGCGCCTGTTCCTTATGATATTGGATTTAACTTATATACTTTTGTTGCAAATTCAGATGATGGTTTACAAATTTTAGAACAAATATTACCATACTTTCAGCCTGACTATACGGTGACTATGATTGAAAGTACAACAATGGATACAAAAAGAGATATCCCATTTGTTTTAGAAAGTGTGGATTATGAAGATACTTATACAGGTGATTTTACAAGTAGACGAGCAATAATCTATACATTAAAATTTACTGCTAAAGTTTATCTATATGGTCCAATTAGTTCCAGTTCTATTGTTAGGAAAGTTGGTGTTGATTTATATACAAATGTTTCTTCTACAGACCCTTCAAGAAAAGAAAGAATTACCATTACTCCAAATCCAACAAGTGCTGATTATGATGATGATTATACCTTTACATCAACACTTGAACATTTTGATGATGGTAAGAATTATGATGAAGAAACTGGAGATGACAAATAATTAAAAAGGTTTTAATATGAGTACTATTGATGAGAAACTAAATGAGGTTTTGGATATTGCAGGTGAGGTGGTTAAAGAGAAAAAAGAATTAACTGCTGCTGTTGTTCCAATGCCCACGGACAAAGATCCTGATTCGGACTTTGATTATGGTCGAGAAAATCTTTACAAACTTATTGAAAAGGGAAATACTGCAATAGACGGTATTCTTTCATTAGCAAAAGAGGGAGAACATCCTCGTGCCTATGAAGTTGCAGGACAATTAATCGCAACTGTAAGTCAAGTATCACAAAATTTATTAGACTTGCAGGAGAAGTTAAAGAAATTAAAAGAAGTTCCTGACAATGCACCGAAAAATGTTACAAATGCATTGTTTATAGGATCGACCACAGAATTACAGAAGTTATTAAAAGATAAACAGAAGAAATGAGTATAACAAAAAACGAACAATATTTAGGCAATCCAAACCTTAAAAAAGCATTCACGAAGCAACGATTCACGAAAAAGCAAATTCAAGAAGTTGTTAAGTGCATGGATGATCCTAAATATTTTATTGAAACATACTTAAAGATAGTTACATTGGACAAGGGTCTTGTGCCTTTTACAATGTATGATTTTCAGCGGAAGATGGTAGATACTTTCCACAACAATAGGTTTTCAATAAACAAGTTACCTAGACAAAGTGGAAAGTCAACTATCATATGTGCCTACCTCTTACATTATGCGATTTTTAATGATAATGTGAATGTTGCAATTTTAGCGAACAAATCTGCTACGGCAAGGGATTTGTTGGGCAGATTGCAATTGGCTTACGAACACTTGCCCAAATGGATGCAACAAGGCATTCTCAATTGGAACAAAGGTTCACTTGAATTAGAAAACGGAAGTAAAATCGTAGCGGCGAGTACATCTTCTAGTGCTGTTCGTGGTAGTACCTTTAACATAATATTCCTAGATGAGTTTGCCTATGTACCCCATAATATTGCTGAAGAATTTTTTAGTTCTGTTTACCCTACAATCTCCTCTGGTGAAACTTCAAAGGTTATTATCGTTTCTACACCCCATGGTATGA